AGGAGATATAACCGTTTCAGGTAGTGGTGCAACTTGGACTATTGATAATGCAGTAGTCGGAGTTTCTAAACTATCCGCAACGGGTACACCTTCAGCGACAACCTTCCTGCGAGGTGACAACACTTGGGCAGTTCCGAACAATACGAACCCCGAAGGATGGACTACAATAGTAAAGAGCGCAAACCAAGATGTGACGAATAACGCAACTTTACAAACAGATACTGACCTTCAATTCTCAGTTGTGGCAGGTGGGCATTATATGATGGAACTTGATATTTGTTATTCGGGAAATAATACAACGGGAGATTATCAATTTGGATTAAGAGTAAGTGCTGGAAATATGAAAGGACAAGGAAATTTTTTAGCATATTCTACAACAGGTGTTATAACCAACGCAAGTTTGGCTGCAAATAGTGCAATCAATACAAATTCTCCGCAGTTAGGTGTGAACGTAGCGGATTTGGATTCACTGCAATTTTTAAAGATAGTGTTTCCTTTTACGGCATCAGCAAATACAACTTTGTTATATCAATTTTCAAACGCAGCAGCAGGAGCAGGAAGAACATCACGAACTTGGAAAGGCTCAATATTAAGATATAAAAGAATAGACTAAAATGGGAATACTACTACAACCAAACACGGAACTAATAAAGATACACGGAACGGATATTGAATTAACTTCGGTTTATACTCGGATTGAATTTGTCGCACACCCTGACGGCTTGACCATCTCAGTTAACTACAAGACGTATTTAGACCACGATCACTTCTTAACTAATGACTGCGTACATACATCTATTCATTCAATGGAGTTTAGCTTTACTATCTTAACTACTGAAGAGCAGTCTTTGGTAGTAGCTTTAAACTACACGAAAGATAGATTCATAGAGATGGGTTATTCAGCTAGTATTATTTTGTAATTTTAACATATGGCAAAGCAATTTAAAGTAGGATATAAGACAAGGGCAAAACTTCAACGTGCGATTCAACAGCAGATTCAAGCGAAGGGTCTAGTAGATACCTATGCACTAAAAGACTCCGTTCGTGTATCGTCCACTACAGGAGACCTAAATCAGTTATACGTCACTATAAACGCTGTTTACTATTATATGTTTTTAGACAAGGGTGCAGACCTTTGGAATGGTGGTATAATTGACCCTTACGATATTACTCAAGATGCACTAGCTTCTCCACTTGGTCAGCAGTTTCAAAAAGAATGTGTAGATGCTTACGTTGAATGGATGCTAGCGAACTATCCTATCCTTGATGTTGGACGTATTGCAGTAGATAAACTGAAAGTAAATATTAAGTACAACCTTTACGGAGATGAGTCAGGCAAATGGAACGGGTTCTTTGACTTTTAAACCTGTAACTCATATTTCATAGACATAAAATTCAAAACCATAATTAAAGGCAGGTCAGTAATTTGGTCTGCCTTCGTTATGTCTTCGCCTGCTAAATCGTAAATCACTTTTTCCCACCCCCACTTTTTAAACTTCTGCTCTTCTTGTTCTTCTTTCAAGTCTTCGGGGTCTAGGTCTTCACCAGTATCTTCTACGTCAGGCATAAACAGATTTTCATAACTCTGCATTAACTCAGCACGAAATTTAAGATATTCAGATATTACTCCGTATGTATTTGTTATGGTTTCGTATTCAAATAGGTAGGCACGATCAGAAGGATTGAATCTATAAGGCTCAAACGTCTCTACTCCCCATTCATTAACTGACTTTTTCCTATAACATAAAGCACAGATATTGGTTAAATTACTAACAAAGTCATTAGAGAAATAATACTCCAAGTCTATAAACTCGCCTAACTTCAAAAGCATAAACGGCTTAAAGTGTAAATCATTTATCTTTTCGGTTGCAGACTTCGAAGGCTCTCTTCTCAGAAAGTTCAACTCATAGATATAGTCTACCAACTCCTCAGGAGATAGGTCTTCTAGTTCTTCAGGGTCGGTATCTGTCACGATACTAAGCACCTCAAGGTTATACAAAAAAAGAGAACCAAAGTCCTCTTCTTTCAATGCTTTCAACTCAATAAATTGGTTAGTCGTTAGACTCCCCCAGTTCTTCGGTAACTGCATTCTTTATTTGTTGGGTTGTTTTGGTCAGCTTCTCTAGTACGTCAATGATGTAAGGTATGACAAGGCTAGAAGGTTGTTTCTTGAATAAAGCTGTTTTATGTTTAATATGTGCAGGTGCATAGTGTTCTGTTTTACTAAGATCAGCACGTTTGTAAATAATAGCAAGAGTCTCAGAAGCAAAGTTTCCGTTATTCTGTTTCCATACTTTCTCTATCATTCCTAAGTCCCTAACCCCTATAGACTCTTTAGCTTCGTAAGTATAGCCGTCTATCTCTATATTAAGCACCTTTTCTTTAGGGTGTGTAGGTTGATCGTTCCAGTTTGCTATAAGTTGGTAAAACTCCTCCATTTGCATATCGTCAAATACGGACTCATCTACTCCTAAGTACTTGAATTTCTCTATCCACTTTTCTATCTCATCTAATTCTTGATTAGATGTTATAAAGTTAATTCTGTCGAACTGCTCTATCGTCAATTCGTGTGGTTCATTCGGTATATTATACCCTGCAATCTCTACCATAGCTATCAATTTTTACCCAAAGATAAAAAAACTTTGTTAAAAAACTAACAAAATATTAAATGAATTACAATTAGTTTAAATGGAAGAACTTCCAACGTACAAAATAACAATAGACGAAGACTATAACGATGGCACAGAGCCACTCGGGATAGATGCTATTGCCTTTACTGCAAACCCTGCCGTTCTTGTTAAGGGTGTTGCGTTCTCATCTCAGAAAAAACTAGCTTTTGCAGACGATAAAAAGTATCGTATTACTGCGCCTGCTATGATTCCTATGGAGATTTATCGCAGAGACGATGAGATGGGCGAGTACTACGTAGAGTTTACAGAGCAAGAGATAGACACGATCTTCAAAGACTTTATGCAAGACCTTAATAACAGGGACTTGTTTAATCTTGAACACGAAGGAGAGAAGATAGTACCTGCTTACTTGCTTGAGGCTTGGTTAGTAGACAACCCAAACACGGATAAGGCAAAGACCACCTTTGGTATTGACGTACCTAAAGGAACATTGATGGTTACTGCACAGGTAACTGATACAGAATACTATAATTCTTTAGTAGAAAATAACGCTATAGGCTTTTCTATTGAAGGGTTTTTAGGTCTGAAACTAAGCAACCATAAACACAAATATATGCAACTACCTGACGGAGAGCATCTGATCGAAGGTAAAATCTACGTTGTAAAAGGCGGAGAAGTTATCGAAGTGAAAGAAGCTGAAGAGGTAGCTATGGCTGAAGAAACTCCAGTAGAAGCTGAAGTTGTAGAAGAAGAAATAGTAGAAGAAGAGGTCGCAATGGCTGAAGAGACTCCTGCTACAGAAATGGCTGTTGACCCTGCTGCTGACGCAGAGGCAATTATGGCTATTGTTACTCCTATGATTGACGAAAAGATTGCTGAGGTTTTGCAAGTTATAGCTGACCTAAAGAATGAACTAGCTGAAACAGCAGAGGTTGAGCCTGCTGAAGAAGTAGAAATGAAAATGTCGTCTCAACAAAAGTTTAACAACGTAATTAATTTTTTAAAGTAATGGCTAAAAAGTACAAATTTGACCTTAACGTAGACAGCTCTGCTCTACTTCAGGCAAACCCGATAGAGTTCTACGCAAGACTTTACGGTATGGAAAACGCAGCAGGTTCTTACCGAGTTCTTGCAGGTGTAAAAAACAAAACAAAAATCGCAAACGTATTGTTTGCACAGCTTACTCAGAGTGCTGACTGCGCTTTCAATCCTACAGATTCTACGGTTTCTGCAATCGAAATTGACGTATGTCCTCTTTCTGTTCAGACTTCTGTTTGTCAGTACCAACTAGAGCAGACTTGGTTAGCTGACCAAATGGCTAAAGGGTCAAACTCTGATTTCACAGTAGCTTCTTTTATGGCTTACTTCTATGAGCAGATGGCTAACAAAGCACACGAAGAACTAGCGAAGTTAATGTGGCAAGGTGACACAGGTTCAGAAGATACTCTTCTTGACAAGTGTGACGGATGGTTAAAGCGTCTTTGTGGATTGAACGGAGTTATCCGTGCAGCAGGTGGTTCAGTAACAGCTTCTACGGTTGTTGACGATCTTGGAGATGTTCTTTCTTTGCTGCCTTCTGAAGTACCTACTACTTCTGTACGTTTCAAAGTATCTCAGAATGTAGCTACTGCTTACCGTATTGCTACAGCTTCTGCGAACACTATCAACTACACTACAGCAGCTTTGAACTTGACGTTCTTGGATATCCCTATGGATGTTGAATATGGTCTACCTAATGACACTATCTTGTTGTCAGACCCTAATAACTTCATCTATGCACTAGATGCTGAAGGAGATATTGATTCTTTGCAGATCGTTGACTTCTCTAAGACTACACTTGACCGTACTATCGGAGCGAGAGCAGACTACAAAGTTGGTTTCTACATTACAAACCCTACTCAGATCGTGTTCTGGGGAGATTGCGTAGCATCCTAATCTGAATAACAACTAAATACGGGGAGGGTTGTTTATACTTCCCTCCCTTTTTTTTAACAATTAAACACAGAAAAAAATGGCTTGTACTACTTTGACTACTATACTCAAAGGCTGCGACAACAATATGGGAGGTATCACTTCTATCTATATCAACGATATGGAGAACTTGGGTACTCTTACCGTAGATACTAACAACTGGGAGGTAACTTCTTTCGGTACGTTGGTAGATGAGTTCGTAGAGTTTGAGTTCCGTAGAAATACAGGAAACTTTACAGAAGAACTAGCAAACGACTTCATTAACGGGTCGCAGTTCTACACACAAACAATTACTCTAATGTTTCACAGACGTGAGGCATTTAAATCTAAAGCTATCAAAATTCTTGGCGAAGGTCAAAGAGATTTGGCTCTAGTTGTCGGAGATGCTAACGGTAAATATTGGTACTTTGAGAACGCTCAACTTTCGGCTGTTGCTGAAGGTTCAGGAACGGCAAAAGCAGATGGTTCTAAATACTCAGTTACTTTCGTTGCTGAGTCTGAGCATTTAGCTTACGAAGTGGATTCGGCTTTGATCCCTACTTTGATTGTTCCAGTATCTTAATCAACTTAACCTAGTTGGGAAGGGTGGCTTAACGGCTACCCTTTTTTTGTTTAGTAAACAAATACCTTTATTAAATACAATTAGTTTAAATGATTTACATTACCAAGAATAGCACCAATGAGTTTGCTCTTACGTTGACTGAAAGCACAACTATAAGCAACCCTTACTTTCTATTTAAGTTCGTTTGGGAGTATGACGAAACTTTGCCATCCGCTTACTGGGTAGGTACTGACTATTCTCTATATCCTGAACGATATAATTTGTTTTATTTAAGTGAGCCTGCCGAAGTAGACTTTAAACAAGGTCAGTATCGGTATGAGGTCTACGAAAGTCCGATAGATATAATAGTAGACGAAAACACGGATGAAACAGGACTAAACAAAATAGAAGAAGGCAGGATGGTAGTAGAAGGTGATGGTAATACAATTTACGACTAATATGGGTTTATTTGGAAAATTTAAAAAAGAGGATGCACCTCAAGTAGAAGTAGATGGCTATCAGTCTTTCTCTACTCCATTCTTGAAAGTACCTAGCGGAAACTTGTCGCTACCTTACATTGATTCACGTTATCAAAACAGAGGCTACGTTCCTTTCGGTGAGGACAACCTAGCACCTCAGTTATGGAATCAATTATACTATTCTTCTCCTTTACACGGTGCGATAGTTAACTATAAGACCAATGCTGTAGTGGGTGGTGGGTATTCATTCGACGAAACCAAACTAACGGCAAAAGATAAGGTAAACCTATTTGCATTTACTAAGAAGATCGGTATTAAAAAGACCTTGAACGCTATCACTAAGGACTTGATTTTACACGAAAGAGTTTACTTTATTTTAACCTTAAAGAATGGGGTGCTTACTAAGATAAAAAAAGTAGGTGCTGAAAAGGTTCGAGCAAATAAAGATAAAACAATTTACTCTATTAATGACGATTGGCAGTATTCAGGTAGCATTAAGTCTTTAACTCCTTACCATCCTAATTGTACAGATGGAGAATACCTTTACATCTACGAACTAGAGTCTGTAGGTCAAGACATTTACCCAATACCTCAGTATACTTCTGCTTTAAACTTTGCTTTCTTGTCGGGTGAAATGTCATATTTGCAGAAGGCATCTATTCAGAACTCTATCTTCCCTTCTTTCGCTATGATGTTCCCGAAAAAACCACAGGGAAAAGAGGAGATGCAGTTA